GATCCGAATTCAACGTCAGTGCAAGTCAACATGAGTTGCAATAACGGCAAGCTCAAGGCAGTCGTCACGGGCGCGGCTAACCTTGCTGATGGTTTTCCGCCGAAGATCAACTATGCGTTCTGGACTGCCTACGATACGACATCGCTCTTGAATGTGAGTCAGAATTTCAACGTCATTGGATTGTTCAACTTTCGCAACGGCGGCAATGGCCTGGGCGGCGGCGCAGCGTCATGGCCGTGGGGTGCCGGTACGCCTTCACCGGGCGACGTAGCATCAGTGGTTGCACGCGGGCAAAGAGTGGTCGTCATCATAGGTGGCTACGGGAATACGTTCTTTTATCAGACGCAGCAAGAGTCGGACGCCTTGCTCGCTTCGCTGACGCCATTCATCAACGGGCTCGGCGGCGCAGCGGCTATCTCCGGTGTTGAATTCAACAATTGGACAGGTGATCCTGTCGGTGATTACGCGACGCAGTTGATCTACATCGCAGGAAAGTTGAAGACGCAGTATGGCTCTAACTTCTCGATCTCTTTCCCGGTGAAGAATAACTCCACGGCTAACCGCAACCTGATGTTGGCGATGCACAATGCAGGCTGTCTGACGTGGGTGTCGCCGCAGTACACCGACAACGCTGCCTACAAGACGGCTGGCGTTCCGAAGGGTCAGATTGATACGTGGCTTGCTACGCCATTGCCTACGACAAAGGTGTTGATGGGACTCTCGTCTAATTACAACACGACGACGGACTCGCTGACGATAGCAGAGTGCACGCGTGAATGGGATGCGGCCTATGCTGCGAATCCTACGCTGCGCGGCGTAAGCTGCTATAACGCGCACCTCGATCTTACGGCAACCAGTCCTAATCAATTCGCAAATACGTTCAAGGCCAGATTCGACACCGCCATGCAGACCGGCGCGGGCATCACCGGCAATGATACGAACTCGCTTGCCATCTCTGGCACGCTTGCCCAGGTCAACGCTGCACTCGATGGCCTGACCTACAAGCCAAATAGCGCCTTCACTGGCGGCGACACGATCACTATCACAACGAGTGACGGCACCTTGTCAGATACCGACACAATTGGCGTGATGGTCATAAACGCGTGATGATGTGGGACGACATTCAACAATGGATACTCCGCTTCGCCGGTGTTGCAGGTGCGCTCGTGTCGATGCGATTCGTCAATGGTACGTTTTTTGAGCGCGTGCTGATGGTGATTGGTGGGGCGTTCTTTTCTTTCTACGCTACGGAGTGGGTTGCGCAATGGCTCGCGCTGCCGCAGGGGCTTACAGGCTTCCTCCTGGGCCTGTTCGGCATGTCCGTGCTTAGCCGGGTGTGGGAATGGGTGCAGTCGACAAACGCCGTGTCGGGCTTTCTGGACGCTTGGCTGCGCAAGCCGCCCCCGCCAACACCGCCAGCACCGCCAAAGGATGACAAGAAATGATCGACATCTCTTTCTTATCTTCGGCCTGCTGGTTCTTCGTCGGAGTCTCGTCCCTCGTTGCGAGCTTCGCTGGGTACGTGCGCAAGACCGTAATGGAATGCGTCGCGCTGGCCGGTGTTAGCCTGGGCGCGTTCTCGCGGTCCTACTATGTTTTCATCCGGCAAGAGACGGACCCTGATGCGTTATGGATATCCATTGCGCTCGCGATCTATTGCCTTGCCATGTGGTATAAACTTATGTGGGTCGTTCCGCATCGTCCAGACTACAAGCCGCCGAGAAAATCGCGCTATTACTGATGGCAGACATCACGCTCACGGACTATATCGTCAAGCGCAACGTGCGGGCGTTCCTGTGGGCACTTCGCTATGGCGAGGGCACGCAGGGCGAAGAGGGATATCGCACGCTATTCGGCGGAAAGCTGTTCCTGGGGGCCGATGGCATCTATAGCACGTTCGATGACTTTGCCGATCATCCCCGCACGCGCATCACGGTCACCCTAAAGAACGGCAAGCGGCTCACGTCGACTGCGGCCGGTGCCTACCAAATTCTCGAACGCACCTGGGACGGCGTCTGCAATCAATACGGCTTCTTGAACTTCGAACCGCCGACGCAAGACCTTGCCGCGATAGCCTTGATCGCTGGCCGCAAAGCACTCGAGGACATTGTCGAAGGCCGTATCCATATTGCGGTGTTGAAGTGCAACAAAGAATGGGCATCGCTTCCCGGCTCGCCCTATGGTCAGCCGGTCATTACGCTGGAGGAATTCAGGCGCGAGTATGAGGAGGCGGGCGGACTGTTTATGAACGAAGACACCGCACGCGATCCGCCGATGGTGCCGGTCGTGGCGCAGGCTAAACTACCGCACATCGCCAGCAAGACAACCGAGATCGCTCGCGGCAGCACGGACCTCGGCGTCGAATTCCAACAGGAGAAAGCTATGCCAATACCTGCCGTCGTCGCGGCGCTGTTGCCCAGCCTGATTCAGCTAGTGCCGCAGCTGACGAAGATATTTGGATCGGGCTCTGAAGTCTCGCAGCGCAATATAGCAGCGGCCGAAGCCGTGTTCACTGTTGCCAAAGATGCCATCGGCGCAAAGAACGAACAAGAGGTGATCGAAGCTATAAAGGCCGACCCCGTCCAGGCGACGGCGGTGAAGACGGCCATCGAGAAGAACTACCTCCAGATTCAAGAGGCTGGCGGCGGCGGTATAGCGGCGGCACGCGACTATAGTATTGCCGTTGCACAGATGCGGACACCGGAAGGCCAGCCGCTATCGCTTTTGACGCAGCCCGCGTTCGTCATCTCCGTCGTCATGCTCGGGCTGGTCGTCATGATGGTGCTGGTCGTCCTTTTCCCTTGGGAAATATTCAGGGCGAACGGCGGACAAATTTACACCGATGAAGTACGATTGATCGTGGTGACGGCTATCATTGGTTCCCTTTCGACCATCGGGGCCTTTTGGCTCGGGTCGTCCTTTGCAAGTCGACAGCCACCTCCCGCGCTTGGCACGCGCTCACGTTCAACTGACCTTTAAGGAGATCACATGAAACTCGAATGCACGCAAGCGTCCACCGGCGTATGGTCCTGGCGCTTCAAGAGCGATAACGGCGAGACCACCATCGCTGAAGGCGTGAAGTTCTTTGAGTCGAAGGCCGAAGCGCAGAAGGCAGTCGGCGCGTTCGCCGCAAGCGTTGGCATCAAGGCAAACGCCATCAGCTATGTCCCTCTCAACCCGGAGAAAGAAGAAGAGGAAAAGTAGGCGTCATGGCATGAGCCTGGGCAGGCGTTCGATAAGGGCTAGTGGTAGGGTGGCAGGCATGCGCGGGCCGCAGCGCCACGTGGCCATCTGGCCCAGGCTGGCGGCGCTGGCGACGGCTAGGTCGGCCATCTGCTCGGGCGTCAGGGGCCGCAGGTCAACAAGCCACGTTCCCTGGCGGTTGCCGATCAGGCACCAGCATAGGCCACCGGCCCAGACGCGGCGCGAGGCGTAGATGATCTGGGACCGGCGCATGCCGTGGGCCAGCCCTAGCACCTGGGACGTGTCGCGCACCGGCGCGGTGTCGCTGAACTTCAATTCGATCCCACCTTGGATACCGTCGATGCAATAGTCGACGTCCGGCGTGCCATCGCTGACGATATTCTCGATGCGCTCCAGGTGGAACCGCAGGCCCATCGCCTGACAGTTGCGCACGAGGTTTGGCCGGATGCGATCCGACCAGAAGCCGACTTCATCCATCGGTCACTTAAGCATCGACCGTGGGTCGATTCCCGTGCCGTTGCAGTCGGTGCAGCCGCTTCCCATTCCTCCGCTACCCGTGCCGTTGCAGCTTTGGCAGTCTTCAGGCGATGGGACTGCGAGCAAAACTTTGCGCGCTCGTTCTAGCGTGCCTTGAATGAAGTCACCGCATAGCCCAGGCATCGCGGGCAGCGGTGTGTCTTCCGGCACTGCCTTGATCCACAATTGCATGTGTTCAGCAACCATCAGCAAGTCACGCATTGTTTGCCCATTCGGCTCTTCGGCATACACTTCATCGAGTGCCGTCGAATACTCGGTATAGTCGGTGTCGTCGAGGTTGTTGCGCAAGTAGTGGTCGATCTTGTCGTATGCGTCACTCATTTGCGTGCCTCTAGAATCTTGATTCGCTCTCGCATCAACTCCACTGTATGTGCAGCATGCAACGTGCGCTGCACAGCGTCAATGCTTGCACGATCACCGGAGATGCGATGCCCATCCCATGACAGTCCGCAGTCTTGCGGCCATTGGTCCGGTCCCTTCGCGCAGTATTCAACACCGACGATGCCATCCCAGGTCGCTTGTTCGTCATGTGTGGCAACGATTCTTCCGTCTTTGATGAACACCCAGACGGGCGGATAGATGATCTCAGTCATGTTGATTCAAGTTCAAGTAGTGCATTTGCGCGAGACTCGGACGCTCTAGCTTCGGTGTGAAGCCTTCAAGCTTCATCACAAATAGCAACGGCAAGTTCGTCTCGAGTGCCCAGTACTCTCGCTTGTCCATCTTCATGCGGCACACGAGAACCTCAATGGCGTTGTACTTCCTGCCATCGGCCGTCTCGATCTTTTCCTTGGACCTGACGACCACGCGTTCACCGCGCTCTTCGTTCACGTGCCTGGGGATGTCAATCGTCCCAAGCATCCGATCAGTCTCAGTCGACCACAATTCATAGATCATTCGCAGTTCCCCCAGTTGGTACCGCGCGATTGCTCAGCGATCACCGGCACGGATAATTCAAAGCTCGTTTCCATGATGTGTTTTACCTCCTTGGTTGCTTCCTGATGCGCCTTGCTGGCGGCGTTGGCGCTGTGACCAAGTTCATCATGCACCGTCAGCTTCGGCACGCCGATGACCTTGGTTGCTCCGCTGCGATGAATCTGCCGCATGGCTTCCTTCATCAGGTCTGCCGCGCTGCCTTGCAGCAGACCGTTCAAGGCTTTGTGCGTATAGGCGCGGCGTACCTTCGGTCCCCATTCGGCCACCGCGTCGTCATAGCGCATCGCCTTGCTGCTGCCTGACTTCGACCAGTGCTTTTCAAATAGATCGAAGCGCACGCGACGGCCACCGAAGGTCGTGATATAGCCACGCTCGGCCGCGCGCTTCTGGGCGATGTTATAAGTCGCGCGAACGAATGGCACAGCATTATGATATTGCTCAATGATGTACTCAGCTTCGTCGCGCGATAGGCCCAGGTGCGCAATCAGCGCATCGATGCCCATCCCATAAACAAGCCCGAAGTTGATTCCCTTCACCGGCTTGCGCCATTGCTTGCGCAGCGTCTTTGTGCTGATGTCCCATCCCGCGAACGGCGCGACGAAGTCCAGCGTCATCTCATGGAAGTCCGTGGTCGGGTCTGTGCGATAGCGCTCGCGCACCGCGTCGCCGGTGTCACCGCGCGCATAGTGGGCAAGGAACCGGTACTCGATCTGCGACCAGTCATGCCGGACCCACTCTTCACCTTCCTCGGGAATGAACAGCGCGCGAATCTTTGGTCCCCAATACTCGTCGCGCGATGGAATGTTTTGCAGGTTTGGAAGCGACGAGGAAAAGCGGCCGGTGACCGCACCATTCTCGTCGCCTTTAAGCTGATGAAAGAGCGCGTACAAGCGACCGTTGATATGCTTGTCAAGCACGTAGGCGCGCACGAATGTGTTGCGGTACTTCTGAAGCTGGCGGCGGTGTCGCACTAGCTCGCCAGCCGGGTGCTGCACGCGCTCGAGCCATTCCTTGACGAACGATGGCTGGCCTGTGGCCGTCTTGGGATAGGCAACACCGGCCGCGTCAAATAGCGCAGCGAGATCGCCCTTGCTGATGTCCTTGTCCGGGTCGAGATTGTGCAGCACGCCACCGGACACCGCCTGCAAGCGGACGTCGGCCTCAAGGATGCCTGCGGTCAATTCGTCGTCCAGGCGCTTCGCGTATTCGATATCGACGCGCACGCCGTTCTGCCGCATCTCAATCATCATCGGGATCAGTTCGGTCTCTAGATCGAACAGGCCCATCATCAACTGCTGCTCTAGGATCGGCTTCTGCTTATCCCAGATGCGCAGCGGCAGGTCGACGTCGCCTTCGGCATAGGGACCGACCAAGCAAGGCGGTGCGTGCCAGATATGCGCGCGATAATTGTCGGCGTCGCCATACGCAAGCTCGATCCATTTGGCGAGGTCCGTCTTGACCTTCGTCTCGCCCAGGTACGACTCGCCCAGCGCGTCGAGGCTGTAGGTGAATCGATTGCTGTCGATCAACGCTTCCGCGTGCTGGACGTCGATGAATGGTCCCGTCACCTGCACGCCTTCGGACCATAGCGCGTCGACGTCGTAGGATAGATTCGCACCGACCTTGGCTTGGCCTTCGGTGCAAATGTTATCGCGCGCCCAGGCCAGCACGTGCGCCGGGTCGAGGTTTTGTTCCGGCGCGATCTCATGGCGCATCGGGAAGTACCAGCGCCCACCGTCCGGCGTGCCGACGCTCATGCCCACGATGTGCGCGCCCTCTTCACCGGCGCGGCGGAAGCCTGGGCCTTTCTCGACCAGCGCCGGGTCTTTTGTCTCGGTGTCCAGGCCCAGAACGCGGGCCTGGGCCAGCCGGGGGAAAGCGCCGGGGGCTACCCAGCCTGTATCCGGGATCGGCGGCGTGGGGCGGTTGTTATTGCCGCGCTTCCTGGGCTGCGGCTCGCTGACGGGAAGGTCGTCCCAGAAAAAAGTCTGCTGCTCACTCATGCGGCAGACTTACTTCTTTTTCTTTGGCTTCGGCGCTGGTTTCTTCGGCGGCGGTGTTGGCGGCGGCTTCGGCTTCGGCGCAGCGACCTCTGTTTTCATGTTGGCCGAGTCAGCAATGGACGTATAACTCTGAGGCATGGTCAATCCTTTTGTGTTGCGGTTAGAACAGGACTGGGTTTGTAATTGCGAAAGTTAATCCCCAGCTTCGTGCAAGCGGCGGCGGCGTCTGCGACGTCGACCTTCTTGCGTAGTCCGGCGATGACATAGTGCTGCGCGGCCTCGAGATCTGTAGTCATTCTCGCGACTGCTCTAGCACCATCGCCGTGTTGATTTTGCATCATGTACGCAAAGCAAGTGCCGATATGCTGGTCGGATTCGGCGGCAAGGATCGCCGTCGAGACGACCAGTGCGGCAGCAATGATCATCGTTTTCACGTCACGGTCTCGTCGATGTTTGCGTCGCGATTGCCGACCAACCATCCAGGCGGCTGCGGGATCGTTATGTTGACCGGACGCCAAAGGTGCAAGCAGTACGGATGGTTGTTGATCCAGTCAGCGCGCGGCGGATGCAGTTGCATCACGCAATCGTCGTCGTCCCAGAACATGCGCTTCATGGAATCCATCTCAGCCCAGGTCGGTGTGCGGTTGGGCAAGCTGACACTCACGTGCTCCCAGCCTTCGCCGTCGCTGGCGATGACCTTGAACGGCGCATTGCTGTCGCGATACGCTTTGCCTGGGCCGCGCGGGATGAAGAACGCGCCGTTGCAGCCATAGCTGTCGTCGCTGCCGTACTCGCCGGTATGCACGCGGTACTTGTTTGGCACTTTGAATGTCATAGGCGGTGTTCTCCTGGGGTTGGTTTACACCGCTATGATGCGGTGCGAGTATTCGCGCGAGCCGATGAAGTGTGGGACGATCACGTGCTGGTCGACGCTTTCAGGAACGCTCTCGCCAGCAAAGACGTGCCGGGTGACGTTGATTAGGTACGCTTCGTACCCATGCTTGGCGTAGTTGGTTTCGAGCACCACGCCTTCGTGGTAGCAGTCGTTGCGTCCGGCGCATGGCTTGAATTCGTATGCTCGAATCTGCTGGCCGACCTTGAACCTGTTCACGTGGGAGAGAGTCATTCTGTTTTGCCTTTCTGGGTTGGTGCTTGATTATAGTCCAGCCGCAAGCGGAACCGAGAAATTCTTTGCGAATTCCTGGGCCGCTTTGATGCTCTTCGCATAGGCCAAAAACTTCCCTGTCGCGTCATAGATGGCGTATTGACCTGCGCGGGCAACCGAGAGGTTGGCGGTTAGCCCATTGGCAAGTGCGTGCGTGATTAGATATCCCATTGATGTTCTCTTATTGCTGGTTGCTTTTGATGTCGGCGTAGATATCGCGGACAAGGTCGTCGTAGGTTGCGTCCGTGACGGCGTATGGATAAAGCTCGTAGAGCGCTGCGCAGATGATCTCGTGGCGCGTGCCGACGTGCGCGGCGTCCATGCGCAATCCGACCTCTCGGCGCACGCGCTCCTTCTGGAGCGCAGGCCACTTGGCCCAGGGTAGGACCGTCATGTCAGTCGTTGTAGACGCGGATGGTTATGGTGCCGTCTTGCTGCCGGTATTCGACAGCGACGAGTTCGTCGGCTTCGACAATGTCCTTGAATCGGAAAAAGGGTTTGTCGTTGCCGATAGGGAAGTCGACAAGCTCAAACGATTCGGGCCATTCACCGGGCACCATGTCCAGGCTCGAAGCCTCGCCGGTAAAGATAAAAGGATAATCCGATTCCGTCAAGGCGGCGACGGCGGTGTGGTGGCTGATGCGAAGCATGATGTACCTTTCTGTTGGGGGCTGGGGCCGAAGCCCCATTCTATTCTTAAGCGGCGACGATGTCCAGCACGCGGTTGGCAAAGGTCCAGATGCCTGCGTTGAAGTCGATGTCGCGGTTGACCGAGTTGATCCCTGCGGTCTTCACGTTGCGGCCACCGCGATCCTGGGCGAGGTAGCCGCCCTTCATGGCGTTTTCTTGGACGCGGTTGAAGACGCTCCAGAGCGTGTTGCTATCGTCTTCCGCGCGGCGCACCGAGAGCAGGCCATCGGCGTGGTCTGGGCGCTTTTCGCCCCACTTCAGCAGCGTCGCACCAGTCGCAAAATCGACTGCTTGCTGCTTGCTCAATTCGATCTGCTTCATGCGCTCGATGCGCGGCAGCGCGTGGTTCATGTGCACTTCGCGGATCAGGTCCGTGCCGTCAATGATGTGGTCCATCATGCGCGGGTCATTGTGCAAGACGCGGATGTTGCCGTATTGCGCTGAGGGAAGCATCATGCCGTTAAGGCAGGCCAGCACCTTCAGCGCGGCCATCATGTGGTAGGCCGACGTGCGGTTGTGGCTGTTCGTCATGGCGATCTCTGGGACAAAATCACCGACCTGCAGTTTGCCTTCAAGGTAGTCGCGATGCACCAGCCGGACAAGGTGCTTCGCATAAGGCTTTTTCTCGGCGCTGTAGGTCTTTGACTGCGACGCTTGGACAACTTCGAAACCGGCGTTGCGCATGGTGTCGATCACCTCAATGGTGCGCACAAATTGGTAGCGGGAGGAGGCACCGGGTGCTGGCTCGTCGGCAAAAATGCTCGGAGCGTATTGGGCGATGTCGGTGTTGGTCAGGGCGAGGAGCTTGTTCATGGGGTAGCCTTTCTGGTGGGGTAATTCCGCTGCAACAATTGCTGCGGTGTTTGGATTATAGGCGCTGGCGACGCTGAATTGCTCAGTTCGCCAGCTTGAGTGTTTCAAAGTGTCTCGTTGATAGCGCGATCAATCGCGAGCTTGCGCATCTCATGGCGGCGGATGGCCTCCACCAGTCCATGATCCTTCAGATCAGGCAGGATGCGCTTGCGTGCGGCTTCGTAAAGCGGCTGCATCGCTGCCATTGCGGCGGCACGTGCCTCTGCCTTCTCTGCGATGCTGGCGGCGTAGTTCTCAAAGCTCATTGTTTTAATCTCCTGCTTAGTGGTGGTTGGTCTTGCACTCGTAGCTGATGCCTTTGCCCAGGTCGACAGCTTCGAACTTTACTTTGCCTTTGTATTGCGGGTTGGACCGCGTCAGGTAGTCGGCCATCGACACCGCGCGGGCCAGCGTGGTCAGCTTGACCGCATAGATGATCGACAATTCGCCCTCGGTCATCTTGACGGCGTACCGGCCTTGCGGGTGCGACAACATGCAGTTCGGTCCATAACTGAACCAGCCGTGCGACTCTTCGTCCCAGGCCTCGTCTGCGACGGGCTTGCCGCAAAAGATGCAGTTGG